AAGTAGGACTTTTGCTTCTTACTTTTGGCTAGGCATAGCCTAGCCGAAAAGTAGGACTTTTGCTTCTTACTTTTGGGTAGGCCTAGCCTACCCGAAAAGTAGGATTCAGTCGCTCTCCGTAATATAAAAGAAATCCTACGTTGTGGCCTTTGGTCACTCCTCCGGATTTTTCAATTATTTATATGGTAGGAAAATACTGCCAGTCCAATGATTTGCAAATAGAATACCATATAACATCATTCTGCCGTTGTTTGTCAATGTCTTTCAAAGTAGTGATATACGGCAAATACTGTTTCTGGTCAAGTAATACACACAACTGGTGCAAAATATAACTATAAGACAATAAGTTTGTCCGATTTGCAGGGCAGTAAATAGAAAACTTGGGTTGTATTTCAATAAAAAGGACACAAAGTGTTTCGATTAATGCTTCACTCATAACAGGTGGTTTTACACCGAAAATAGAATTAATATATTGAATATGTTCAAAATATTTATTCAAACCCAGTTTACGTAATATATCGCGCATAATTTCGTAGTTCAACTTTGAAAGGTCGGTGATTCGCTCTTTTTTAATCCTTGCACGAATCATATCAATGACTTCTGGAGGTATTTGAGTGGTTTCTTTTGCTTGAAATTGGGAGAGTATTTCTTTGAAATGATTCAATCTTATATAAGCAGTATAGGAGACTTCGTTCGGGGGTTCTTTGTTGAACGGTTTCGACCCATCTACAATATGCGTCACGAACTTGCCGCATTTTATATTATTACATATCAATACACCTTCTTCTTCTTGATGAATAAATTCCCCTGAGTTGCAATAATGACATATGTCCATCGCCACCGCGTAGTTTTTCATATTTAATATTTCACCATTAACATTCTTCCAGTAATTTTGATATATGTATTTCGAAACCCGATATTTCTCATTATTTTCGATGTTTTCCTCGTCGTTATTCGCGGTTTTTATTTTGAAAAAATTGTTCAGTAAATCCGTATTTTGATTTCCACCCCCAGTGGAAATATTTTTCTTTTGTTCGAAATAGTGGAAAATACATTTTGCATTTTCCAAGTAGTAATTTTTTTTCTTATTATTGAGTTTCTTGATTTCCGCTTTTTTGCTGATGATTTGTTCATATATATCAATATATTTATCCATGTTCGTAATATTCGTGGGTGGGTAGGGTGTAAGTAGTATTTTTACTTTTTTCTTTGACGGTTTATTACAAAGTAAGTCTCCGTCATGTGGGGGCGTTTCGTTGGTTGGTATTGTTAGTGTAACTGTTTCGTGTGGTGTTTCCTCTGAGGTTTCCTCTTCTATCCCAATATTCCTACGAGCTCCCTCATTGGGGACAAAGCCCCCAGTGAAACCCTTTTTGCTTCTTACTTTTGGACAGGCATAGTCTACCCGAGAAGTAGGATTCAGTCGCTCTCCTGAATATGAAAGAAATCCTTCGTCGTGGTCTTTGACCCCCCCCTCGGATTTTTCAATATATGTATTGGAAATGGTATTAATGTCGACTAATGTAACTATTTCTTTTTTCAATTCCTGTATTTCTTCCAATAAACGAGGTATTTTTTCCTTGTCATTTTTCTCAAATATATTCATTATTTCATTGTGTTTCTCATTGATTGTATTTGGTTTCTTATTTTTAGTCCCTTCTTTCAAAGATGTCGGTATTTTACTAGAAAGAGAGGGGGTATTTGGAACTTGATTTCGCATAAATATCTATTTAATACGAAAAAACGTTTTATGTTGTTTGTCTGCGTAATACGTTTGTTTACATAAATGAGTTGGGTTGGTTGATATATGGGATATTCGTTGGGTTATATATAACATGGACCATATTTTTTACGAGCTCCTCATTCGGGTGGGCAAAGCCCCCCTCCCCTTTTGCTTCTTACTTTTGGGTAGGCGTAGCCGACCCGACAAGTCGGATGATACGCTCGTATGAATTTTTATATTCATACGAGAGTGTAAAACTCCACGAGCGACCGAAGGGAGCTCGTAGGAATACTTTTATATTCAGGAGAGTGACCGAAGGAAGTTCGTAGGATTTCTTTTATATTCCGGAGAGCGACCGAATCCTACTTTTCGGGTAGGCTAGGCCTACCCAAAAGTAAGAAGCAAAAGTCCTACTTTTCGGCTAGGCTATGCCTAGCCAAAAGTAAGAAGCAAAAGGGGTTTCACTGGGGGCTTTGCCCCCAATGGGGGGTTCACTGGGGGCTTCGCCCCCAATGGGGGAGCTCGTAGGAATATTGAAAAACCCTACATGGCAGTCTTCATCCACTTCACTTGGCTATTCGACGATTCAATTGAAAAATCCGGAGGAGTGGCCGAAGGCCACGACGTAGGGTTTCTTTTATATTCCGGAGAACGACCGCAGGGAGTTCGTAGGAATATTGAAAAATCCGGAGAACGACCGTAGGGAGTTCGTAGGGAGTTCGTAGGGAGTTCGTAGGGAGTTCGTAGGGAGTTCGTAGGGAGTTCGTAGGGAGTTCGTAGGATTTCTTTTATATTCCGGAGAACAACTGTAAGGAGTTCGTAGGAATATTACAATGAGTGTATACACATATTGTAGTAAATTCTATATAAGATATATACTAACACCAATACTGCATACTGGTATATTCCTAAAGCGATTTGAATCGGATTCAACTTATTCTTTAGTCCCCCGGTAAAGAGTGCGTATAAACTACCAATAATAAATACTATAATACCAATGAACGAAATCCACGTAAAAATGAATAACAAGTTACAGTACTTCACGCTTAGTGGACCTGTTACGGAAGAAAATAAGGAAGGAATGCTAGAATGACTCATAGAGGCATGCGTTTCATCGTTACTACTCTTTGGAGCGGGTTGTTGTAAATAGCTCATTATATTATATAATAATATAGTATAAAAATGGCGAGTGGCAGTGGAACTTCTTTTAACCAACCATATAATACGCAAAATGGTGGTATTTTACCAATACCGAATCCTTCTTCTACTGGAGGGAATACATATTTTTACGAAAGCGTCGGTGGTACTATGTTAAAGGGAGGAGTAAGACCTATTAGACAAAGAAAAAAAACAAATGATAAAAAAACACCTAAATTTTATAAAAAGACAAAGAAACCCTCTACAAAGAAAAGACTAAATACAAAGAAGCCCGATACTACGAAAAAGTCAACTAAATCAAAACCAGTAAATAAAGATAAATGTAGAATATGTAAATTGAAAATATTTTAGTTGTATAAAACGATAGGGGTCTCTATAAACTAACTCATTCCATGTAAATCAATCAAACAGTTCCCTTTCGTTCCTTCTTTCAACGAAGGAACCTCATTGGACTCTTCCCCCCCCTTTATTTTCATAAAGTCCGGCAAATGCAACGTTTTCCAAATACTCTTATTTTTATCTATTTGAATCATCGCGTTATTTTCTCTAGGGGCTTTCAAATAACTGTCGATATTTGTTTTTTGTATCTTATAGTTGCATTTTATATAATACGCCTTTCTCTTCTTCCATTGGTTCTGAAAAGTCGCATGAGAATCTACTATATCTACTATTATGGGAGTATCGTGTTTTTTACGCAATATACGCCCAACGCATTGTATTATATCTGTTTTAGGAGATGACAAAATCAAGGTGGAAAGAGTCGGTATGTCCAATGCCTCACTGCTCATCATATAAGTAGATAGTACAACCTGTTTCGTGTTTGCAGTTTCGTCCAAGTCCACCTGTTTCATCCCGCCAACGTAAAACCCAACGGATATTCCTTTTTCATTGAGTTTTATAAAAATATTTTCCAACATGAGCCGTATGTGACTTAACAGTAAAATTTGTGAATCACTGTTCTCCATAATCAAGTCCTCTACTACTCTGACAATCAAATCTATACGTGGTTCATACCCACAAATCTTTGAAATCATCGTGGAATATGCTACTTCTCCTCGATGGTTGGTCACCACCTCGTTATAATCCTCATCTTCTGTAAAGTAATCAATCCCACGAACACTGACAAAACTGTCACCCTTGCGTTCAATCGAATATACTATATCCCCCATGAACATATGTATCAATGTTTCCATCTGGTCTTTACGTTTTACAGTGGCAGAAATACCGAGCCAGAACAGTGGCTGTAGCTGATATAGGCATTTATGGAACTGTGAACTGCCGATTCTATGAACTTCGTCAACTATACACATTCCGAAACTGTCTAAATTAAATACCTTGTCTTCGTTGTAAAGGGTCTGCATCATGGCCAGTACGATGTCCTTGTCTTCAATATCGAATATTTTACCTTGAATACGACCAATTCTCGCGTCGGGGGTAAACTCACGTATCCTTTCAATCCATTGATTCATAAGAAACTCTTTATGTACGATTATAATTGTCTTTTTTTGAATCATAGAAATGATTTTTATAGCACAAACCGTCTTTCCAGCACCGGTATAGAGGGAGAGTATCCCCCCGCCCCCGTGGATATTGGTGGGGTCGGTGGAAAGAGGGGTATTTACACTGGTGACGTATTTTTCTACCACGTTTTCTTGATAGTCGCGAAGGGTTTTAACGAAAGTGATATTAATAGACTCGGCGGTTTTACCTATCTCGCTTTTGGATGGGAGACCGTATCGTTCTATACCGTAAAATCGTGGTATGTAAATCTTTTTAGTGTTCTCTTTGTAAACTGGTATGGGAAGAGAGGGGGGCATACCAGAGATAGGGGTTTCTACAACAGGGGTTAGACGCAGTTCTTTGTACAATACTGCCAGTTCGTCTGGAAGGAGAACGGACTTTGGGATTGTATATCCTTTCTGACCAAGGTAGGAATTAGAAGCGATAGTCGTTTTCATTTCAGGAGTTAATAAATATGGCTTTTCTTGACATTTTTTCATCGGTTGCTTCATTGGTGTAATATTCCTACGAGCTCCTTTCAGTCGCTCTCTGGATTTTTCAATATTTATTACGAGATTCTTTCAGTCGCTCTCTGAAATATAAAAGAAATCTTACAATCTCCCTTCGGTCGATTTACAGATTTTTCAATATTTATTACGAGATTCTTTCAGTCGCTCTCTGAAATATAAAAGAAATCTTACAATCTCCCTTCGGTCGATTTACAGATTTTTTAATACTTGTCTTGTATTCTAATGAAATCAATTTTTTATGTAATATTATATATTACATACTTTGTTCGAATGCAATATTTTAAATCACCGTTTGAATATTTTCTATTGGTAATATTCATTTTATATTTGATTCTACCAATAGACATGCCGGAGTCGATTGCAGTAATTGTCGAGACCCCTTTAGGAATCATAACCATGTTTTTAATAACTATCGCTCTATTTGCTTATGTAAATCCCATTCTAGGTGTGTTGTATATTTTTGTTGCGTATGAGCTGTTAAGGAGAAGTTCGCGTATAACTGGTAAGACGGCTTATATTCAAACCACTCCTACACAAATAGAAAAGGACCGCGTGATGAAAAAGATGAACCCTCCTACAGAAAAATCACTGGAAGAAGTGATTGTTGCAAAAATGGCGCCAATTGGTGAAAATAATTTTATAGACGAAAGAGTTTCAAACGTAAAACACAAAACCATTGTAGGAGCATTTCAACCTGTAAGTGATAATATACATAATGCGAGTAAACTATAGGATTTCTTTTATATTGAAAAATCCGGAAAACGACCATAGGGAGTTTGTAGGATTTCTTTTATATTGCGGAGAGCGACCGAAGGGAGCTCGTAGAAATATTGAAAAATCCGGAAAACGACCATAGGGAGTTTGTAGG